ATGACTTTTTCGGAATACATAGAGAATCTGGCTGAAAGGCATGTCGATATACGACACAAGGAGAATGATGAAGTACACTTCCTCTCATCAGAACGAGAGAAGCATACGGCACTGGACAGCGTGCTCCACTATCCGGCAGTGATTGTGGACCGTGGCTCAGGATTCGGTTACGGCGGTAATCCGGGTGCATACCGAAAAGACCGCGATTACCTGCTCTTCATTGTGGAGCATGTGTCCGACACCTCCGACTATGAGCAGATAGAGGCTGCCCTTGACAAGTGCGAGCGCATTCTTGATGAGCTGCTCAACCAAATTTTGGAAGACAAAAGGAAGAAAAGGCTGTGGCTCGCTTTTTCCTTGGAGGATGTGGAAGCGGATTATGTGGTAAACAATGATAACCAGCTTTATGGCGTGGTTGCGGCAATACATCTGTCCGAACTTTACAAGGTTTTGAATTGCCGCAATGCATTTTTATGATACAGTATGTCTGATACACTTACAACATTGAAGGAGCTGGCGGCACAAGTGCGTGGTGCCACCCGAAAAGGTGAGAATACGGCTGAACGTGTCGGGCGTCTCTTTGTGGGCATCCTTGCCCTCATGGAAGAATCCGAAATTTCATTCGAGCCTTCCGAGGGATACGATACGCTTGGGACATTGAAGGAACTGGCGGCACAGGTACGCAGTGCTACCGAGGACAGTGAGAATACCGCCGAACGTGTCGGACGTGTTTTTGCCGGCATCCTGGATCTGCTGGAGCAGTCCGGTATCGAGTTCGATACTGCCGAAGGAGATGATTCCATAGAGATTCTGCAGTCCCTTTCCGACCAGGTACGTGGTGCCACCCGAAAAGGTGAGAATACGTCCGAACGTGTGGGGCGTCTCTTTGCGGGTATCTTGAATCTTTGGGCAATGAGAGCGGAGGACTGGAACAAGGTCATACCGCCCGTCTATGTCCGCAGCGACAACGGACGGCAATATCTCGGCATCTACAACGCGACCAAATCGGTCATGGAGGACTATCCCGACGGTCTGACGCAGGATGTGACGATAACATGCACCCAGACCAACATAGACTACAAGGGCAACAGATACCAGGATGAGGACAGCATGTGGAGCGTGGAGATGAAAGGCTGGAACCAGGATACCGCACATATACTTACCATTGACGGGGCCGGCAAATGCACACTCGACGGCCGCGGTTTCGGTGGCATACATATCGAGGATTGCAGTAACATCATCATCCGGGACATCACCTTCCTGAACTTCAATACCTACGAGGGTGTTTATGCACCGGAGGAGCCCGCCTGCATCTATGCCACAAACATCTCCAAACGCAAGCCTTGCCGCAACCTGTACTTTGAGAACCTGACCGTCAAAGGGCAGAGCACCAAGAGTCCGAACTCCAATTACCGCACCCGCTACGGCATTACGGTCAAAGGATACGAGAATGTGTGTCTCCATAATATCCGTATGTCGCAGGTCGTTGTCCAGCCGATTTCCATTACAGACGCGAATACCGTCTATATATCAAAGATAAGATTCTCCGAATCAGTGATGCAGGCCGAAGTGGTCGGGCACCCGTCAATCATGAGCCTTTCGGCAACGGATGTCTATATCATGGATTGTGACATAGACGGCAGCCATTACAATGAGGTAGCCATTTCCGTAGGCAAGGTCAAACAACTGTTCTTAGAGCGTAACCATATCTACAAGACCTGCGGACCGGTCATCGGAATAAGCAATGAACTCGGCGCGGACAAGATATTCATATCCGGCAATTACATGCATGATAACATGGAGCTTCCGAAATACCAATGGGACTGCACGTGGTTCACGTTCCCCGGCATGTCCAAGGAAATAATAATCGCGAACAATACCTTCGTGTTCAGCAGCGGCTATTTCCAGGAGTTTTTCGCGCGTTCGAGCACTTCCGCTATCGAAAGGCTGGTCAATGTGAACAATATATTTGTCCGGCACAATGAGCAGAATCATGGCATCTTCATCCTTTCGAGCGTCCATAGCCTCATAAGTGGCAGTAATATTTATAATAAGGAGACCGTATTGTACTCCATGGCCGACAATACTTCACCGGTGTATTTTGCCGGAAACAACCAGGGAAACCTTGCGTACATACAAGCACAGGGATATGAGGCTGGCACGGCACAGATTACCGACGGGAGCGCCATCCTGATGGATGACCGCCCGTGTCTGACAGCGGAACTGGCAGCCATTCACAAGAGCGTCGCGGAATATGTACGTGAATTCGATTACAAGTACCAGACGAATGACCGGGACAATACCAGCATCGGCTGTGACAACTACTACAGCGTCGAGTTTGACGAGACAGCCGACACCACCGATGGCTACGACGGTATAAACCGTTACAGCAATGAAGTCTTCAGCAGCGCTGCCCAATACAGTATGCCGTCAGACCAGACCCTGGTGTTGCTTGCACGGTCCAAGAACCGGGACAGGATGGTTGTGTTCAACATAACCAAATCGGACGATGTCGGTAACCGGATTGTATCTGTCGGCCGCCTGGCATCGTTCTCCATCCGTCCGAAGCTTGACGGGAACGGAGAATATACAGCAGACCAGTTATATGATGTAACCATTGAATAATGATGAATATATGAAATACCACGAGATTCTGAAAGCCCTGATCGGCATTCCCTCCTTGTCCGCAAGACTTGACAACCCTTTCCCTCTGGTCGGGGACAAAGTTACCATATCAAGTACAAGCGAATGGGTGAGGCAACACGAGTATCTGCTTGATGGTGGAGCCGGGCCTGAACGGTCTGTCCTGGATTGTGTACTGGGAAAATCCTCAGAGACTGTAGATATGTCTGCCGCAGGTGAGTTCATACAGAGCGTCAGTGTATCCAACGATAGCGGCAACGCTTCTGTCAGGAAAATCGCATATCCGATGCTTCCCGCCACCGAGCCCTATTTTATGGTTACCGCCACTGAGATAGTGCGTGTCGGGGAAAGGGGCTATCTTTCGATATATGCCGAAAACGGTTATGCCACTTCCCGCAACAATACCATCGTTGCGCGTATATACAAGGAGAATGAACCGGAACCAGTGAAAACCGTCGGCTTTGACACGAGCCGTCCAGGACCGACTGTCTGGGCGGCATCCCCCTATACCTTCGATGCTGTGTCCGACCGTGGAATATACGATGTGGAGGTGGACGTGACAGATGTCCTGACCGGTGTGACTTTTACCAAACGTATCAACAAGCTCATAACCGTTACCCCCGCGCTTGCCCCCCGTGATGAAGCGGTTGAGTATCTCGTCCCCGACGCCAAGATTGTGGGTGGAGCCGAGAGCTGGATTATAGACGGTAAGGATTATCCGGCAGGCTGTACGGTTATCCTAAAATATGACCCGCAGTTCGGTGAGAGATACCCCATGCGTCTGCGTCTTGACAATTTCAAGGGCACGCGGGAGAATCCGATCATTTTCACGATAGATACTGAGGAGCCGTTTGAATTCAACTGGTTCTATTGGTTCGGCATACTCTTCAATGACTGCGCCCATATCGTCTTTGACGGTAGGGGCTATCATAATCTAGATAAGGGGTTCAGAATGATTGCCATGCCGGAATTTGCGAATATCGCCATACAAGTCACCAACTATTCGAACGAGCTTGAATTCTTTGGTATCGAGATCGACAAGGCGGATTTTGCCGGATTCATGATCAAGACAGACCCCACGGCCGATAACCCCCAGGGGTGGTGGCCTGCCTATAGGCTGGAAAATCTCAGGCTCCATCATAACCATATTCATGACACGGTCGGAGAAGGGAGCTATCTGGGACACTACAGTCCTAATTATTATACCGGTACCAACAGCAACGGGGAGGAGGTCAGATACCGTGCGCACCACTTGTACAACACCCGCATATACCGTAATATCTATGAGAATCAGGGTTATGACAACTTCCAGCTCAATAATGCCGAAGATGCCGAGATATGCTATAATGAATTCATCAATGGCGGTAACCGTATGGAGAAGGACCAGACATCGGCTCTTGCCCTCGGTCTCAGTGGCAAAATATACAACAATGTCATACGCGGGCATTTCGGCCCTGCCATCCAGTGCCTGTGCATGGGTGATGTGGAGATTTTCAACAATATCATCGCTCCCGGCACGGAAGTCTCAAGCGCTTTCTATCTGGGGGGCTTCCAGGAACCCCCGCAGTCCGATTATGATACCGGGTTGACAATAGGGCATCTGATTAATATACATAACAACATCCTCTTCTCGTATGGCGTGCCATATCTGTTCAGTCAGGCGAACAAATGCAAGAATGTCCGTATTCTGGACAACTTCTGTGTACATAAGGGAGCCTGGGGAGGTCAGGCGGCGGATATAATGTCCGGTTGGAAAGTAGAGGGGAACATGGAACTGGAATACCCGCGTTACCCTTTCGATTTCCAGGCTATTGACGAGCGGTACAAGATTGCCGATTCCATCAATCTGGACTATCGCATTGCCGCCTCCTCGCCTCTGGTTGAAGGAGGATGCGGCGACAGTTTCCGTTTTGATTTCAACGGCTATAAAAATTGGTACGACAAGGTGTTCCCTATAGGCCCTTTCCTTGGGAAATATAGGAGTCCGGACATCGTGGATGCCCTTTTCGGACTGTCATCCATTGTGATAGACGGAGGTGCCGCCAGTACCTTGAGCAATAAGGTCAGCGTGCGGATGAATTGCAAGGGTGAGGTGACACATTACCGTATAAGTGAGAAAAGGGACTTTTCCGACACGGTGTGGTCGGAGTGGAGCGGTGATACCGTAGAATTCACATTCCTTTCCACAGGACCGAAGACATTGTACTGCCAGATAAAGTCGTCTACGGAAGAGAGCGCTGTTAAATCCGCATCCATCATCTATCAGGAAAGCCCGTTGGTACTGTCCTCTGTCGTGATAGAGGACGGTGTTCCTGAAAAGAACGGAAAGACTGTGAGTGTTGAAATATCATACAGCGGTTCTGTCATGCCCCGATACTACCGTGCAGGTGAAACGGAGGATTTGACCTCTGCCGGTTGGACTGCGTTTACGGAACGTTTCTCCTATACGTTTGATACAACGGGCGCGAAGACCTTGTATGTACAACTGATGGACGGATTCGGGCAGATGACTGAAACCCGGTCCGCAAGCATCACCATCAATCCGCCGCGTAAGGCAGTGGTCAGTATAGGATGGGCCTATGATGATGTTGCCCCCGGATGTGTGTTTGACAGTGGGCTTGGCATCAATAGGATGAATTACTCGGCGACAGCCCGGACCTTTGTATGGGATTCCGGGGAAGATGCCGGAACTGTCGTCAAAGGGGACTCCGTCAATTTCAATGAGGATATCAGGGTCGGTGGTGCAACTACAGGTGACGATAGTGGCATGTATCCGGACAGTGTGTTGGAGAAATATGTCAGGTATAACGGTTTCCCGCAGAATACATACGGACACAGGACAGCCTCGATACATCTCTCTCCAGGGACATACCGTCTGCGGCTGTTCTGTTCCCTGAACTCCACTTATAAGAACTCCACGGAATTCATGAAGGTACAGACCGTCGTGGACGGTGTTGCCAATGTGTTTGAACTGCCGGACGGTTATGATGTCATAGGCAATCTCACCCGATGGCTTGAACAGGAAATCACCGTACCGGAATCGGGAATGTTCGAATTGCAATGGGGGATGGAGAATGCGACAAAAGGATGGATGGAGGTTCCGCTGAATATTATAGAAATAGAAGAAACGTAAGATAATGAAATATATAAAAGTAGTATGGCTAAAGCAGAAATCTTATTCAAGGTCATCCGCAAATGGGAAGGCGGATGGAGTGACCACAAAAATGACAAAGGTGGCAAAACCAATATGGGGATAACCTTGTCTACGTGGAAATCATGTGGTTATGACAAGGATGGTGACGGAGATATTGATGCGGATGATTTACGCATGATTACTCCGGATGACGTTTTTCATGTTTTCAAGAAGTATTATTGGGACCGTTACCAAGCGGACTTCATACACAACCAGTCCATTGCGAACATCTGTGTGGATTGGGTGTGGGCCTCCGGACGTCCCGGTATCACAAGGGTACAACAACTACTGCAAATCAATGTAGACGGCATCGTAGGTCCTCAGACGGTTGCAAGTATCAATCTGGCCAACCAACGGCAGCTGTTCGAAGCTATCAAGACAGACAGAATCCGGTTTATTGAAGAAATCTGTAAAAGGGACCCGTCGCAGCTTGTATTCCGGAAAGGATGGCTGAACCGGGTCAATGATTTCAAGTTCTCTGTCCGCTGAATTCTTGTCCTTTTTTCCACTCTTTTCAGCCTTTAGTTTTGTGTCCGGAACTAAAGGCTTTTTTATGGCAATAACTGAAGAAAAGAGTTTAATGACCTCCGAGAAATTCAATCGAGGAGTTGAGAACTGGACGTGGAAAGTCAGGAATACCTCCGTAAATATTCTACAACGGACACACGCAACCGGCAGATTGCGTAGGGAACTGCAATCCCGTTGGCTGAAAGACCGTGAAGGTGGACCGGCTTATGTCGGTCTGGGTTTCCGCTTTGCCCGGTATGGTGCGTACCGGGAGTATGGCGCCGGGCGTGGATATATCGTCAAGAACGGAATTATAATGAAGGGACATTCGGCATGGAGCGATAAGAAGAAACGTCAGGAACTGCGTTCTTTACGTGTTTCTGAATATCGTATCCGGCGCATGCGTACCGTTGATGAACACTATGCCGTTATCCGGCGAAGTCCCCTACCCTGGTTAGACCCTCCCATTGTGGATAACATCGAATCACTGGCTGATTTATCCGGAGAGTATTACGGTGACCAGGCACTCAAGAATGTGCTTCAGAAGTTTGATAAAATAACAATTGAAAAACGTTATGGCAAAAAGTGACAAGACTGTCAAAAGAGGTGTCTACTTGTACATCGATGGCAAGGAAATTAAGAATGACATCAATTCCATTGATTTGGAGATGAAACGCCTACAGCGTGACATTAAGGAAATGACACGCGGCTCTGAGGAATACAACCGCACCATGGCGAAGATACAGCATCTTCAGGGGATTTTAAAACAGCATCGCCAGGAGATAAAAGGCATCACCACCGAAACCAAGAAAGCGACTGTCAGTATTGGCAGTATGGTAGACTGGTTCAACCGTTTCGGTGGAGTTATCTTGTCCGTAATAGGTTTCCTTACCGGTTTTACCCTTGCCTTGCGCGCCATCAGAGACGAACGCAACAAGTTGGAGGAGTCCCAGGCCGGGCTGAAAGCCTTGACCGGACTTGATGATGACAGCATTGCCTGGTTGACCGGGCAGGCCAAGACGCTTTCCACCACCATGACAAAAGAGGGCTTGCGTGTCCGCCAGTCGGCAGCCGAAATCCTGGATGCGTTCATGCTGGTCGGTTCGGCCAAGCCGGAACTGCTGGGAGACAAGGAAGCGCTCAAGGCTGTTACGGAGGAAGCCATGCGATTGCAGGCGGCAGCCAAGGACATCACCCTGAACGAAGCGGTTGATTCGCTTACTTTATCACTCAACCAATATGGGGCAGCGGCAGACCAGGCTGGACGGTTTACCAATGTATTGGCTGCCGGCTCCCAGGCAGGTTCCGCCAATATCGCAAGCCAGGCAAAAGCTATCCGGAATGCAGGTACCGCAGCGGCTTCGGCCAATGTTCCCATTGAACAGACGGTCGCATTGATTGAAACTCTTGCCTATCGGGGTATAAAGGATGAAGTGGCCGGAACGGGATTGAAGAAATTCTTTCTTGTTCTTCAGACCGGAGCGGACGAGACCAACCCTAAAATTGTCGGGTTGGATAAGGCACTGGAGAATCTGAAGAACAAGAATATGGATGCAGGCGCCATCAAGAAAATGTTCGGGGAGGAAGGCTACAATACCGCATCCGTAATCCTTCAGAACACGGAGATGGTGAAAGACTTCACCGCTGCCGTCACCGATACCAATGTGGCGTATGAGCAGGCGGCCATAAACAGTGATACCGCACAGGCCAAACTGGAGCAGGCACGCAATAAGATGAAGCTGGCAGCCATTGACCTTGGCGAAAAGTTGAATCCGGCTCTGACGGTGAGTACGAATATGCTGACCAATGTGCTCAAGTATTTGCCGGGATTGATTGACTGGTGCAAAAAATGGGGTGGTACTGTATTGTGGCTTAGTACGATATTGCTTGTATATGCTACCCGGCTGAAGATAATTACAGCATGGTATTCTATTTGGAATTCACTTACCAAAGTTGCGACAGTTCTCAATTTGGCTTATGCCGCATCAATGAATACATTGTCCGGTTATACAGTAACATCATTTGGAAACTTGCGTAAATTATCAATGCTCATGCAAGGACATTCCGTTTTACTTAAATCACTACGTACCGCCACTTATTTATATGCCGCTGCCGTACAGGTTTTACACGGGCGCGTTGATTTGGCAGCCAAATCGCTGAAAGCAGCTTGGACTATTATGTCCAGCAATCCGATTGGCTTACTGGTTACATTAGTTCTTGCAGCAGCTACCGCATCCTACAAACTGACACAACGCACCAAAGCTTATTACGACCTAAATAAAGTCAATGAGAAAATTACAGAAAAATCAAATGATGAATATGCGCGTCAATCATCACTGATTGAACAGTTGACCACCAAAATACACAATAATAATCTTTCCAATTTTGAACGTAAAAAGGCAATTGTACAATTGCAGGCCATTATTCCGGATTATAATGCAGAGATTGATAAAGAGGGCAAAATCATCAATGAAAACACGGAGGCACTTGACCGATATAATGCCGTATTAGCAACCAATATCGAATTAAAAGAGGCTGCCGACGAACTGGATAAGCACCGGATCAACCTGATGCGCCTTCAAAAATCCCCGGCATTGAGTGACAATTCACCGATGGGGTCGATGGCTCGCGAGGATGTTCGCAACAAGATTTCCCAAGAAGAAGAGATTGTTGAATCTTTAACTGCACGTTATAAGAAACTGGTACAAGAAAAATGGAAAGCATTGAATCCGAACACTCCTAAAAACAATCCCACCGGAGGCAATGACGGTGGAAAATGTCCGATATGTGGAAACAAACCTTGTACCTGCGATAAAAACAACACTTCCAAAGACAAGTTCGCCCAAGCTGAAGCCGACTACTACCGACGTATCGCTGACATCAAACGGAAGTACCTCGCTGACGATAAGATGACCCAGGAAGAATACAACAAGCAGATGCGGGATGCAGAAATACAACTGCTCAACGATAAGCTGAAGGTCAAGGGGCTTGAGCCTTCAGAGATTCAACGTATCAATGACCAAATACTTGATGCGGAAATAAAGGCGCGTGATGAATTGCGCAGGCTTGATGAACAGTCTGCCAAGGATGAAGAGAAACGCCGTAAGGAGCAGGCAGAAGAGACGTTTTCCCGTTTGGACAAAGAGTACCAAATGCAGGTGGAAGCTGCCACCATGTATCATTATGAAAACAGGACTTCCGAGGAGGAGTATTTCAATGAGCTGCGCAGACTGCAAGATGTATATTACCATAAGGTTCTCAATGACGCGGCAATCAGTGAGGAGAAGAAAAACCAGGTACGTGAACAGATGCGTAAACGTAATCTGAAGGATGCCCAAAAAGATGCTGAAGAAGAAAAACGGATTGAACGTGAGAAGTTTGACATACTGTCTGACCTGGCGAAAGGCTTCGGAGAGACCATGGCGCAATTCTTCACGGACTCCGAGGTGTCTCTCAAGGACTTCCTGAAGAATATTCTTACTATGTCGCTTGATGCGTTGGAACGTATGATGATTATGGCCGTTACCGAACGCACCATCAAGAATATAGGTTCACTCGGCTTCGTAGGTGTAGCTAAAGCTGCCGGAGAGATTGCTCTGATAACTGCCGCATTTGAGACAGCCAAAGGGCTTATCTCCAATTTCTACACCGGCGGCTTTACTCCGTCCGGTGACTGGAATCAGCCGCAAGGTATTGTACATTCCAATGAATTTGTCGCCAACCGTTTTGCTGTGGCCAACCCGAATCTGCGACCGATATTCGACGCCATTGACGTGGCACAGCGTAGCGGTAATGTTGGTAATCTGACAGCTGAAGACATAGCGGCTGTAGCAGGTTCCGGAAAGAGTACACGTACCGTACCAGCCAAGGCACCTGCTGCCAGCGCCACAACGACGACCAATGACCCGGCTATGGTGGCGATGCTGATAGAATGTACCCGCGTATTGCGGAAGCTTAAAAACAGGCTGGATGCCCCTTTGGTAGCGGAAACTTATGTTACCGGCAAACGGGGTATCAACCAGGCACAAAAAGAATATCAGAAGTTGAACAACAATAAATCACGCAACAAGCAATGACAGAATTATACATTGACGGGCAGTTGGCCGCCCTTCCTGAAGGGTTCAACATCACGTTCACCTCCGAGAATCCGTATTTCACCCGTAGTTCCAATTATTCCTTGGACATAGAACTCCCCATGCCTGCCAATCATGCCATATTCAAGCACGTGAACAGACTGGATGTGACGAAAAAAAAGACTATCCTTCCGGCCACACTCATCGTTGACGCCAGATGCCTGCTTTACGGCAGTGCGGTTTTACTCTCAGTAGAAGATGCACTGGTTAAGGTACAGCTCGTATCGGGTAATGCGGAATTTAATCTGCTGACGAATGATGATCTGTATATTGACGAACTTGATTTAGGTACAATCAGTTGGCCGAACAACAATCAGAACCGTTTCCAGCCACCTGCCAATATGGTGAACTACTACGGTTCGGTGGACGACATTGAAGCTGTATGGTTGCCGGTGTTCTATCAGGAAGCCAAATGGGAGAACCTTCAGAACGATGCAATCTATGAGTTCGGCACGAACAATTTTACCCTTTGCCCCTATTATGGCCGTCGATGTGTACAGCCATACCTTTTGACAGTCATCAAGAGAGTAGTGGAGCATTTTGGCTATACGTTCGATACCTCCTTCTTTGATAACAATTTCTTGCGGAACGTTTATGTATGCAGCGCGGTAAGCAGCAACCGGGTGGCCGCCGCATTGCCGCACTGGACTGTTTCCGAATTCTTTGATGAACTGGAGAAATTCCTTTGTGCGGTTACGGTGGTCAACGAACGCACCAAAGTGGTGAGTCTCGTAGGGCTTAACGATTATTTTACAGAATCCGGAAAGGAGATAATTCCTGCATCTTCCCTGCTACGGGAGTTCACTGTGGATATTGAAGATGAAAAGAATGAGAAAGACTTGGGCACTGGCAATGTGGGCTACAATCTGCCTTCCCATACGGATGACGGCTATCTGCGAATTGAAAGGGACATCATAGAAGCTGCATACAAACAAGAATATGATTCTTACGATGCAATGCTGGCCGCATACAACGGAATGGGTGACAGTGACAAGAAAAGTACAATCTTTATTGTTGGTAAACGGTATTATATCAACTACAATGAAAATGATAAGAATACGCTGCGTGAAGTCAATTTGTATGCGGATTTAATCCGTGACCCGGAATCGTCCGATGTAGAGACCTCACTCGGAATCGTCCCGGCTAAAATTATTCAGTTCAATGTCGGCGTGTATGGCTCTGTAGCTGATTACGATTTGTCCCGTCCGTACACCTCCATGGTATTGAACATACCCGCGGTGGGCTACCAGGCTACTGTTGCCAAGCAGGAGCGCTTCAATGTCCAGGAAGCCATAAACGGTGACGTGGAACTGAAGGAGAAGCAGGAAAAAAACGGGCACATGGAAGTGGCTGTCAATACCGGCAAGTTCAACCGGCAGAACGTAACTTACAGCGGTCAGACACATGCCTATGATTATGCCTATCCTTTTACGGACTACCAGCAGAAGACCGGGGCACAGCTCACAGACTTCCTTCCGTATTCCCTAAGCTTGAACGATGTTTGTCCGGACAGTGTCGGACATCGGTTGTCGACACTCAGTCTGTTTCACTCCAATATCCCTTACACAATCCAGTTCCAAGCCAATAAGCTGCCGGATGTGAATAAGGTGTTTCTTATAGGCAACAAGCAGTATTTGTGCGAGAAGATTGAGACGGAAATAGATGTTGATGGATTAAGCAAGGTACTGAAGGGAACTTTTTACCGGATAGAATAAAAAAGCTCTTTTTATTTGCATAAAGTAGAATTTTTACTACCTTTGCGTCATTGAAACAACTAAGATATGGTTAAATCAAGAGAATTTCATAGTCAGATACTGAAACGTGGAAAGAAAAGAGGATGGCACTGGATAAAAGGTGAAGGAGACGGGAGCCATCGGATTTATGAAGACAAGAACGGTATCAGATACCCGGTGCCCTATCACGGCGCCAAAGAAATGGGTGAAGGACTAAGAAAGAAAATTATCAGGGATATGGAGCTTGAATAAGCTCCCCCTTTTCTCTATATGTTTGAAAGGAGGATTTTATTATGGGAAAACTTAAAGTGACAATTGAAAAAGGACCGGACTTGTTCGGTGCGTGGGCTGACAATGTTCCTGGTATCTATGGAGAGGGTGAAACTGTGCAGGAAACAAAAGAGAATCTTCTTGCCTCCATTGAACTGTATAAAAAACATAATTCTACAGTCCCTAAAGAATTACAAGGAGAAATATCCGTAGAATGGACTTTTGATGTACAGTCGTTCCTCCAGTATTATAGCGGTATTTTTACCAAGGCTGCACTGGAGCGTATAACGGGGGTCAACCAGAAACTCTTGGGACATTACGCATCAGGTTTGAAAAAACCACGTAAAGCTCAGGTTGAAAAAATAGAAAGCGCATTGCATGGCTTTCTGAATGACATAAGTCAGGTGCACTTGGCATGATGTAAATTCCAATGAATTGAAAAATACTTCTCGGTCAATCGCGAGGCCGTAAGGTTTTTAATGACAATTAGGAGGGCTTCCACGGGTTGGAAGCCTTTTTTGTATCTCTTTGTTGGATATGTGAAATAGAATTAACACCTTTGCAGTGCCCAATATAAACCAAACGTTTCAATTCCTTATGCCGTGCAACCCGTACTCAATCGGGTTCCGGGTGGTTCCGGTGGGCGCGCGGCATAAGGAATTGATTTTTTAGATATGAATTCATTGGAAGATTTCATTCTGACATATATATCAGAACAAACCATTATTCATCCTAAGGATATTAAAGACAAATTTCAAAAAAAAGGTTATAATATGGAACGTATAACGCAAGCTATAACGGACATAGATTCAGAAGGATTAATTTCTACTGCACAAGGAAAAACTGAATCTATTTGTTTGACCCGCGAAGGCAAGAAAGCTGTAAAAATGGGGTTTGCCAAATATTTGGAGATGAAGGAAAAAGAAAACGAGCTGGATAGCAGGATAAAGAAAACGACATTGTGGGGAAACTATATCAATATTGCCAGCGCTGTTTGGGGAGCGGTGGGTTTTATATTAGGAGTCCTAACAAAAGACCGATTAGCAAACTTATGGGAGTGGTGCAATGTTCTGATTAAACTGCATTTCCGTTGTAAACGAAACAGCTGTTCTTCCATCTCTATGGAGTAATCCTCTAATTCAGAGCATTTATTGGCTGCATATTGTGAAAGCTCTATAGCTTGCTGTATATCTTTATCGGTATATTTCATGATAACTTTCTTTTTGGCAAAAATACTATAAATAATTGAATATGAAACGAGTTTTATTTTTAATCTGTGTTCTGTCCTTAGTGGCAAACACTGTTTTAGCACAAGAACGTCCGGAAATGAGACGTGAAAATCGTAGAAACACAGAAACAACCGAGAGGCAAATACCTCCAGGACATCCGGAGAGAGTCGATGGGCAGAATCCAAATGCCGAAAAACAGCCAATGACTTTTATGCAGTCGTTAAAATTGAGAACAGATGTGGGGAATCCACAATTTGAGGCTGGGCACATGATGATTAAATCTTCCCGATTTAAAACAGCGTCCTTAGCATGTGCGGCTGTCAGTGGAGGTATCTGGTTCTTTAATAACAGCGAAGACTATGAAGTGGCTGTTGCTGGAACCAGTGTCATTTTTGGAGCGGCTGCTGTCATTCTGTATGCTTCGAGTTTGCGTTATGAATGGTTGGCTGGTAAATACTTGAAAATGTCAGCATCACCAGGTGGGTTGTCTGCCAGTATAACTTTTTAATGTGACATTAAAAGCGGAGAAACAAAAAATCTCCGCTTTTCTTTTGCTATTTCAAAATAAACTCTCATCTTTGTGGTGCTAAACAATCAAACATGTTAGTCATGTACGTAGAGCGCGGTTAATGCTCATGACATAATGGGCTTTTTTTATGCCCATACTGAAGATATGTAGAAGTTTGTTTATTGACAAATGCATACGGCTGCCTTTCCTATCAATTTGTTTTGCTCTACGGAGTGACAACTGTTTGATTGTTTAGCGACACGGGAAATGGCAGCCGTTTTTCTGCCTATACGCTAAACAATCAAACAGTATGAAAAAACAAGCCCAAAGCGCCCGCGGACGCTATGTATCCGCAGAGAAGGTTCAAGAACTGTTTGCCCAGTTGGGTATTGAACTGTGCGCCGGACGTAAACGTATCCGTGCAGCACGTAGCGACAAATCCATCTCCATCTATGTCAATGGTGGGACAGTCAACATCACCTTTAATGAGAAAGGAGGCAAAGCATGATGTTCTTTGTTTACCATCTGCAGACCTATTCCCCCAAGAACCGGGCATGGAAAAAGGTTATTGATTATGTAGAGAAGTATAAAAACGTTCTTATCAAGGATGAACTTTCCCTGGATGCACTCAAGCATGAAATAGGCGATACGGTCAACCGCATTAATGCTGAACACCCCAAGATGAAACGTATGAAATGTACTGCTACTCCTTTGGGACGTGACTGTACTATACGCATCGAGGCACATGTCATAAGTGGTGGATGCCCGGACACGGTATTCTTTCTCGATATTTGCAAGGTACGTTCCATTTATCAATTCAGTGAGAAGGCGAATATGCTGGAACAGAAAGGAGGTGAGAATGGATAATACTACCGTTAATGGAATTGTACTCAACGATTCCATATCTAATTGCTTATTGAAATTGCAAAATAATCGAGCAGCATCTCTTGCAGAATTGTTGGATGATAGTATCGGCTTTCTTCTTGAATACAGTGGTTATTTCTATGACAATTCAAAAACATTTTTGGATGTTTTAGCAACATTACATAATGCCCGTACCGAATTTTTAGGCCTTATCCCTAATCAGAAAGGAGGTGCCCAATGAAAAAGCCTATAGGATTCCGTTCTTATCAAAACGACGAAGAACCGGACAAACGAGACGAATTGGAGAAGCAACAAGCCGAGCGGCAGAAAGCCATAGCAAACTTCATCGGCCAGAACTATTCACCCATCGGTACCACTTCACAGAAATCTTACAAGACCACCGCTGAACTGGTATATGAGCTGTCGAACATTGTCGATGTCGCTCCGATGGCGCTGGCCAAACAACTGGCTGATGCCGGGTACCATGTAGAATATTTGGCAGGACAACCCTACTGGGTGATGTACGAGAGAGCATAAATTCGTGCGGCTGCACCTCATTTTGTACGAACTTGTACAAATCGGTGCAGCCGCATTTATTTGATAAATAAAACATTATGAATCATCCGCACGATTGTACGGCTTTTGGCCCCTATTATAGGGTGAAGCTATTGAAACATTGCATGCCTTCCCGCTTGCTCTCATCCATGACGTGCGCATAAATCATCGTTTCCCGGATATTGCTATGTCCAAGCAATTTTTGCAGGCTGGATAAGTCTTTTGTTTTCCGGAGATAAATAGTTGCAAACGTATGTCTTCCTGTCTTGGCCGATATTTTTTTGTTAATCCCCAGTTCCTTGGCAATGGCCTTCAACTGTCGGTTAACGACCTGATCACATTGAACGTTCCTGAACAGACGTCCTTCTTCCCTACCCTCTGCCCATTCTTCCAGAAGTTTTTCCGCAGGTACCGGCATCGGAATCTTTATCGGTTCCGGTTTACAGTTCCGGTTCTTCACACGGTAGTAAGTCAGCACATCATTGTTTACCTGCTCGATACAGAACATACGTGCATCCGTAATGTGCATGCTCGTGAAACACATGAAAAGGAAGAAGGCCAAGGTCAGCTGAAGCTTTTCCGGCAATGTTCTTTGATAGTATAATTGCACAAACTGCATCAGCTCCTCCTCTGTCAGATAGTCCACATCGCTTTTTATTCTTTTGATATGGAATTCCTGGAAAGGATTTTCTTCTATATAGCCCTTTCTGTAGGCTGCGGTGACATATATCTTGATGGTGGACATATTACGTTGTGCGGTTATCTCCGTATTTCCAAGCTCCTTTTTCATGTAAATCAGGTAGTCAGTCAGATAATCCGGAGTAAGGTCCTGGAACTGTAACAGTTCATTATATGCCTTGAACTTTTTCATACAGCTCAGATGATGCTTGAACGTTCCCATCTCTATTCGCCGGCTGTAGGTTTTCATATGCTCCTTCACGAAGTCATGGAAAGTCTTATAATCACTTGGATTGTTATACTCCCGCATGAAAATATCTTTTGTCAAAGCCTGGTTCCTCAGCCGGAACTTCACCAATATATCGTTGACACGTGCTTTCAGGTTACTCACAATAAGATTTATATCCTTTGCTTCCTTACTGTTTCCTTTGAGAAGTCCGCTTTTCTCGTCAAATTTAGCAGCAGGCACAGACACTTTGCAAGGAAGCATTAACTTTTCCTTACCGAGATAAAAGGTTATATATAGCGGAGCATTGCCCTCTTTGGTCAATCTCTGCTTGTTCTGGATGACTCTTACCGTACTCATTTTTGTTTTCTAAATTATTTCTACCCACCGGAAAAGTGGAACTACGGAAAGCTGTGTTTCTGCTATGTTACCTACTTTTTGCACAAATTCTGTCGAAATTGGCAAGGTAGTAAATCGTTGATACCCAGCTAAACGACGAAAGGCAAGCAGCCTTTTTATCGACTACTTGCCTTATCGTTGTGATTCCGTTGCGATTCGAACGCAAGACCCACGCCTTAGAAGGGCGTTGCTCTATCCAGCTGAGCTACGGAACCAGCCTTAATTGCGGTGCAAAGGTACGCTTTTTTACGAATATTGCAAATTTTTGTATCACCTTTTTTCGTTACCTATGTATAAAAGGCTCATTTGCTACATAAAAAGTAATGATTAGTTACCTTTACAAACAAGATACACGGTATTTATATACAGATGTATTAAAACATTTTGCAAATTATCAATGTTACTAATTATAAAAAGTAAAAATATGGAGGAATATTCAAGTAGGAAAAGTAGCATTGACCCGAAAATGAATGAAAGAGTAATAACAACTAAATTTTAAAGAGATGGAATGGGAAAATCAGTTGATACAGGAATTGCAATGGTCAAATAAAATCAGCAATAAGGCGAGTAAGGAATTGGTAGCCCAGGAGATTGCCGGACTGGCCAAAGACGGTGATGTCATAGGAGCAGGCTCCGGCTCTACCGTTTATCTCACTTTGTTTGCATTAGCTCAACGAGTTAAACAAGAATCTTTGCATATAGAAATCATTCCGGCATCTGCCGAAATTTCGATGACATGTATACAGCTTGGCCTGCCGCAAACTACTCTGTGGAATAAGCGTCCGGATTGGACATTCGACGGTGCAGACGAAGTGGATCCGCATAATAACCTCATCAAAGGACGTGGTGGAGCCATGTTTAAGGAGAAGCTCCTAATTAAAAGCAGTGGTAAGACTTACATCATTGTCGATGAGAGCAAGCTTGTCAGCAAACTGGGGAGCAAATACCCCATACCGGTAGAAGTATTTCCACATGCTCTCTCCCATGTGGAAAACGAGATACGCTTATTGGGAGCTTCAAAAATCAGCCTACGTCTTGCAGAAAGAAAAGACGGTCCGGTATTTACCGAAAACGGTAATTTCATTCTTGACATTCATCTCAGCAACATTGTTCCTGATTTGGAACAGAAACTGAAAGCCATTACCGGGGTTATCGAAAACGGGCTGTTCATCGGTTATGATATTACAGTCCTAATGGCAAACCGCTGATGTACCAAAGTACAAATAAGGCAGTCCATGCCAATAGAATGACTAAAGAATATCTCCAAGTATACTTCAGTAGTGAACCATAAGTGGATTGCCTATCATATTGCTGCATATAGGTCAAGACAAGTGGCATGTAGAACATAAAAGGTGTTATGGCATTTGTTGCACTGTCACCTATACGGAACGCACATTGGGTCATATCCGGCGAAATGCCCATACTTGCCAATACCGGAACAAAAATGAAAGACATAAAAGCCCATTTTGCTGTGGCAGATACCATAAAGAGATTGACCAGCGCCGTAAAAAGAATGAAGAGAATCAATATCCATAAACTACTCAAAGAAGCGGAGGACAGCAGATTAGCGCCTAAAATGGCAATGCACTTGTCCAAGTGGGAATATTCAAAACAAGCAAACATCTGTGAGGCAAAGAAAGCTATCACAAAATAAACGCCCAGCAGTTTCATCGGCTGCGTAAGTCCTTCTATCACATCACCGTCCGTACGGTATCGGCCGGAGGCAAAACCATAGACCATCCCCATCAAACCTATTCCAAACGAAAGCAAAAACAGAATACCAACTATAAACGGAGAACGAATCAGCCCACCATTGACACTCCGCAATATCCCCCATGAAGAGAATGTAGCCCACAGAATAATGGCAATATACAGCAAGCCTGCAAATACAGCTCCCAACATAGCTCTCCGTTCCTTGCGTGACAATTGCTTGTAACCATTAAAATGAATATCCCCTGCGTACTCTCCCAAACGTGGCAACAAGCTCCTGCGGGTAATATGATAAATGATGAATGCAAGCAGGAACGTGGAAACAAAGAGAAAATAATAATTGCACAGCGGTCCAGTCTGCCCCGGAGCAATATTCATCCTATCAGCCGCTTCTTGCGTTACAGAGGCAATCATGGGGTCTAATGTACTCAAAAACACATTAGCGCTATAGCCACAAGAGACTGAAACATAAGCTGTAATTATACCTCCAATGGGGTGCAGACCGACAGACTGGAACAAAGTTGCAGCTATCGGCAACAGAATGATATATCCTGCATCTCCCACTATATTGGACAACAGTCCTAAGACAATGACCAGCAGAATAATGCGCCAAGGATCACGTGGACGTCGTACCCCCCTGCGAATACATGCATCGATGAAACCCGAATGCTGTGCCACCCCTATTCCGAACATAGCCACAATCACCAGCCCTAATGGAGCGAATCCCGTAAAATTGGTTATGACATGGCGCAGCAGCCAGCGTATGCCCTCCGGACTCAGCAGGCTCTGCACCCGTATTTCTTCTCCAGTCTGCGGTTGCAGCACGCTCAGGCCATAGACATCGAATATCCATGAAAGGAGGATGACTGCCAGCGTCAGCAGGAAGAACATCGTAGCGGGATGTGGCATTCGGAGTTTACTCATCGTCGGCTTCCAGATTGTCTATATTCAAGATTCGAAGTTCCAATGCACGCACCACCAGACGAGTGGCATTCACCCCCACCCGTTCACTAGGCGGGAAAAGACGGCCGACCAAGTCATTCTGCCGTTTCTCCAGCGACTTGACTCCAAAAGGCATTCCCCTAAGATTGGCAATCATTTCTTTGGTATAGCCCAGTGCCAAATGACGGAGGAAACGCTCGTCATACTCATCAATATCATAGCTTATGATTGCTTCCTGACGTTTTGCATCATTCAGGACAGATTTCTTGAAGCGTTCCACTATCTTCTCCAGTATCGGATAGTTAAAGACCAGCTTCTTGCCGTCCATCACTGCCTGCACATCGGTTTTGGTCAGCAACTCTCCGGTTTTCAGGATAATGCCGTCGGCACCGGCCTCAAGTACGTCCACCCATAACTTCTCATTCAATATTTCTCCCGTGAATATCAGCACATGTACTCCCGGATAACGCTTGAAGATATTCCGGCAGATGTCCACCCCGATTGTGGTCGAACCTCCCAGTCCCAAGTCCAGCAGAACAAGATCCGGCACGCCGGCTTCAATCAATGTCCAGAACTCCTGCTCAGTCATAGCAGTACCTATTACCTCCGCATTGGGAATTTCATGGCGGAAAATCTCTTCCGTCCCTTTCAGCTCCAACTTGACATCTTCAACGATGATTACTTTAAATTTTTTGTCTTCCATATTTCATTTTTTCGGTAGCGTAAAATATATTGTAAAACCTCCTTCCTTTCCCGGTTCGGCATTGATACGGCATCCCCGGCGTCCGGCAAACTCGTCATGGTCGCGGATAATCTGCTTGCACACCAGATATTCCGTACCATACAGTTCTCCTTTCTCACCGGCCGTCATGCGGGACAAGTCGGGATAGAACAATTGGTTCAATTCTTCACGGGTCTTTTCCCTGCGCATATCTGTAAACAGAAAACGTATAAATTCCCCATCTTCCCGGGCCGACAGACAGACAGCTCCATCCAGAGTTACGGAGCAAGCCTCGTCTATCAGGTTTTCAAGCAGGAAACGCAACTGGTTCCAGTCACCGGTAATCCGTCCTTCCAACAGTTGTATCTTAAAATCAATATGCGCCTTGTTTCCCTTATACACTTTGCGGAAATATTTCCCGGCAGTAGCCATAAGTTCCGGCACAGATATTGTCGCACGCCTGAAAGTCACCTCTTCCAACTGGCGGGAAGCGCATGAACTGAGTGTCGTAAAGATACCTTTGTAATACTCTATCAATTCGCTGATGGCAACCACCGTTTCCCGCTCCTCCGCTTCTGTCTGTTTGCCGGACCGCAGTTTCCCTATCAGCTGCTTTATCTTGTTCGGATAATAAATCGTTTCATGCTTGATGGTCGAAAGACAATTATCCAGCACCATGTTCTGTACATGCAGCAAACTGTCTTCCCAGGAAGCTCGCCGGGCTTCATCTTGAGCCACTTCGATGTCCCGGTATTTCGTAGCCAACTTAACCACTGCATTGAAGATTACAATGGAGACATAACGGGCTATCAGTTCCAAAAGCAAATGGTCGGTCTCCTGCTCCGTACCTTCCCTGCGTTCCAGACACAGCACACCTATGCAACGACACATATTTCCCGCATCCACAACAAGCGGCAATGTTTGTATACCCTTTTCCGATATGTACTCTTGCTGCTCAAAGCAATTCTCCATATATTTCCTCCAGATAGGCAACTCGTCCACGGCGGTATCTTCCACTGGATTGGAAGTGTATTCCAGCTTATGTGTAGTCTCGTTGTATACAGCTATGCTTAACCGGTCGATACTCAAAAGTTCGTTCACTGCATCAAAAGCGGAACCTACAATCTGCCGCGGGATTTCCTTCAATGTATCCTCCTCACGCTGCAACATTTCCTCCGTATCCGAAACCGGCAACAAGGAGGCATTGAACACCTTTCCATTAATTTCCAGTACTTGCTCCAGATTCCAGCGGTTCACCAGACGCTTACGGAAATAGAGTATGTAATATCCCGACAGTAATACGAACAGCAAAACCACCGCCAGCAAAATGCCCACCATCTTGTTGTTGGTGGAACGCTCCAGCTGCCGGCAATATTCTTCCAAGGATTGGTCTTCTCCCAACAGTTTGTATAAGGTAGTGTAGGCAGCATTATTATAACTATAGTCATCCCATTGCTTCAATGCAAGAAATGAGACTGCCGCTTCATTCCTGATATCCAGAATTACATGGAAATCCGAATTGAACATCTGGTTCCACCAATCCAGTTCCGCAGGCGCCCCGTCTCCCGTCAGCGTCATATAGCGATGTATAGGATGGGCGTATTGCTTGTAATGTTCGTTCAGGCAATACATTGCCGAATCTATGTATTGTAAAGCCAGTTCGTATTCTCCGTCTACATTGCAGTAATAAGCTTCATTGGCATAATCGGAGGCTTCGTCCAGCAAAGCTTCGTATTCATTCTGTGCAAGCAGTGCCAAAGAATCCGGTAACACCTCTCCGGAAGCAGGCTGTTCCACAGCATGCCGGCAGGATGACATGCACAAAGACAACACGACGAGCAACACCGACACGGACTTACGGATACCGGCAGGCAGACGGAAATAAAAACGGCTGCCTTTTCCCAGCCCGCTCTCCACATTGAACAGACAGACCTTGAACAAATCATTCGTCTTGCGATATTTTTCAATGATGCCCTTACAGTTCATCAGTCCAAAGCCACTTCCTTTGTTCTTCCTCAATTCCTCCTTGTCGGGAGCGTCACTCATACCGATGGCTTTCGAGTCATATACTTTTTCTCCCACGATGCAGGCTACATCTTCCGGTGACAATCCACAACCATTATCCTCTACCGAGATTTCCACGTAATCCTCCTCCTGCCGTGCATATACTTTCACCATACCGCCCTGAGGGGTATATTTACGGGCATTCTCTGCCAGTGTATTTATCATAAACAATGTAAGGGCTTTGTCTGCCTTCACCCGGATATCCGTAGGCTGCACCTCCAACGACTGTCTCTTCATCTCGAATGTACGGCTTCCTTTCCTGAGCAGCTCGAAAAGTTCATTCAATTCGAACGTCTCTATGTTCAGGCTAAGGCTTCCTTGCTTCATCTTTATCCAAAGGGCAAGAATATCATTGTATTCGTTGATGGTAGTAACCAACTCGTCGATATACTGGTATTTCTCCTCCTTTATCCGTTCCTCTTTGATGAATCCTTTTTGAGTCAGTTTCTGCACTTCGTTGATGATACGGTCTATGTACGGATGAATCCCGTTTACAATAGCCATACATGCTTTCTTTATCAGATTTTGCCGTTTGTTCCCCGCGATGTGCTGCTCGTAAATGTAGCGTTGCTTTTCCAGTCTGCGGCGCTCATCCCCAAGGGAGATGGACGTCATGCCGTTGTCGATTGCCCATTGGATATAGGGGGTTATCACCCGTACCATCGCCTGCTCATCCTTGCTCATCCGACGCGGGAACACTAATTGCCCGTTGTCTATGCGGATGTCCTTCACTCCAAACAGCTTTTCCAATTCCGGGCAGACAGCCGTCCGGATAGAGTCGATGATTTCCTCCTCAGTCTGTGCATCTGCCGGAATGGATGCCGTTATCTTCTGACAGATATCCAGCATCAGCTGCAGACGGCGGAGATGCACTCTGTTCCGGTCTTTGGAACGCTTGTTGAAAAACCAGAAAAAGAGGGATACAAGCACGAAGCCCACAATGACCAGTGACAACACGACGTTGAGCTGCCCCGCCTCCTTTTCCAATGCTTGATAGCGGCTTTCCAGCTCTTTATCCTGGCGTGTATCTTCAAGGATATCCAGGTAAATATTGCGGTTATAGTCTGATTTTTCTTTCATCCCGAGTCCTGCATACGAAACGCTCAACTGTTCACGAATACGTGAAATCCACTCGGGCACGGTTTTCAGTTTCTGCTCCATCCATGCCTTCTCCGCACAAATCGTATCTCGACGGTCAAATGCTTTCAGCCAGTCCAAACTATCGTGGCAGTCATAGAAAAGGCGGTGATGGTCATTTACACATTCCAGAGCAAGTTTTAGCGTGTCAAGAGCTTCTGTATAGTGACTGTGGGCATTCAGGTATTTGCCGATAGATACATATGCACCTGCTATCTGATACAAATCCTTGTATTGGCTGAATTTTTGCAATGCCAACTGCCCCAGACGCATGGGAAGCAGCGAATCTACCGGTACTCCAAAACGTGTCAAGGCATGGGAGCGGCGGTCTTGAAAAAATGCGTAATTATCCGGTGAAGCCATCAAGTTGGCAAGTCCCTGCACTCCATTGCCCTCAAAGTAAAGATAGCCCTTGCGCGAAGCCAACTGCCATGCGGTATAGAGCTCATCAAATTCTCTCAGTCTTCGCTCATCCGGTGTCTCACCCTCGCATAAGGCAGCAGAACCTTTGATGTAGTGATAATACAACAGCTGATTGGTATCTGCCAGCAACTCTTGTTTTTTAGTAACTTCATTAATAGAGGCTACAGCTTCCGGACGCTGTTGCAAATAATAATAATACACAGCAGATACAATATAAAATTCCGAACGGGCATAATTCAAACGCATTTGCTCGTGTTGGTCCACAAACAGATTGTCATCCTCCGCTATTCTTTTCATACGGTGCAAGGCACTATTGCGATAATCGTAGAACTCCTTGTTCAACGCCGTCCGCTGATAAATCTTCATCAAACCGATGTCGGCAATAAGGAGTTCCAGTTCATTCTTGGTCAGATTATAGACATCCATATGAAACTTTTCGGCCTGCTCAAAATCCATGCGCATAAAAGCACAAAAGCCCAGATTATTGGATGCTTCCGCTTTTCCTTGTTTATAGAGGCTGACTTCACGGTAGGCCCTTGATGCCGCATGGCAGGATGAATCCAGGTTTTTATAACGAAAAGCATAAGCCACCTGGTTTAGAGAGTCGATAAGGCGTACTTCCTTCATGGGTGCCGTTCCCACACACGAAACCATTGTTGTACAAAGGCACAACAACCCCGCAAACCATATAAAAGAAAGTCGTTTCATAAAGCAAAGCTACGAATAAATCCGGGAAAGAAAAATAATTTTTATACAATAACTCTTGTTTTATGTAACGGGAAATTCCTACCTTTGCATGCAAATTAACAAATAGGTAACATCTATTACACAAATGAGCGAAAAAGCACCCTTTATGGTATTCTCCGGAACAAATTCGAGATACCTTGCAGAGAAAATCTGCGCTAGCCTTGATTGCCCTCTGGGAAAGATGAACATCACCCATTTTGCAGATGGTGAGTTTGCAGTCTCTTATGAGGAATCTATCCGTGGCTCGCATGTATTCCTGGTTCAATCAACCTTCCCTAATTCTGACAACTTGATGGAACTTCTGCTGATGGTTGATGCTGCTAAAAGAGCATCGGCAAAAAGCGTTGTAGCCGTTATCCCTTATTTCGGTTGGGCACGTCAGGACAGAAAAGACAAACCCCGTGTTTCCATCGGCGCTAAGCTGGTGGCCGACCTGCTCTCTGTTGCAGGTATCGACCGTCTGATTACAATGGACCTTCATGCAGACCAGATTCAAGGTTTCTTCAATATTCCGGTGGATCATTTGTATGCATCAGCAGTATTCCTCCCCTATATTGAATCCTTGAAACTGGAAGACTTGGTAATCGCCACCCCGGATGTCGGCGGTTCAAAACGCGCCAGCACATTCTCCAAATACCTCGGTGTACCCCTGGTATTGTGCAACAAGACACGCGAAAAAGCAAACGTGGTTGCCACCATGCAAATCATCGGTGATGTAAAAGACAAGAATGTAGTATTGGTAGACGATATTGTAGATACAGCAGGAACCATTACCAAGGCTGCCAACATCATGCTGGAAGCAGGAGCCAAATCTGTCCGTGCCATTGCCAGCCACTGCGTAATGTCCGACCCTGCTTCTTTCCGTGTACAAGAATCCGCACTAACGGAAATGGTATTTACTGATAGTATCCCCTACTCTAAAAAATGTGACAAGGTTAAACAGTTGAGCATTGCCGATATGTTCGCCGAAACCATCAAGCGGGTGATGAACAATGAATCAATCAGTTCACAATACATTATCTAA